CAACTTAAGTTTACCTTATAATCAATCAGGAGGTTATAGCACGGGATTGCTAGAAATTGCTATAAATAGTCCGAATTTAAACACGTTCTTCCTTAATGGAAATGCAAGCAATTCGCCCCGACATAGGTATCTACAAAAATGCACGGTAGCAGAAAATATTGTATCTAATTGGACTAGAACTTTTCTTCTAAGTAATTCGATAGAAAGTGTAATTGTTAATTTAAACTCGGCTACCACCATGGAAGGTTTTTTTCAAAGTGCCTTGCCGATTAAAAGAGTAAGATTGAATATTCCTAATACAGTTACAAATTTTGCTAATTGTTTTAATAGCGCAACCAGTTTAAAAGAAATTACTAATTTAAATCTAGCAGGAGCCAGTAGTTCTGTCAGCTTAACGAATTCTTTTAGTAATCTCAGGAGCCTATCTAGACTTCAAGTTACAGGAGTGAGGGTTTCTTTTAGTGTTGCTAACTGTGCGCTTTCTAGATCGGCTATAATTGAATTGTTTGAAGGGTTAGGACTTTCAACTGAGACTCCGACTATCAATATTTCTGGAAACTACGGCGCAGCATCTTTAACAACTGACGAGCGCAATATTGCAATCAACAAAGGATGGAAAATAACAGGATGAATACTTCAGGCTTTTATAAGGTAAAAAAAGAAGGTGAATTAGCTTATGCACCCAACCATGTTTACGGGTTAAATGTAGAACTTTTAAGGGAAGCAAAAGATAGCTACACTTATCCAGTATATGGCTGGTATTGGTTTGATAGTAAGCAGGAAGCCGAAGCTTTTTTCGGAATTCCTATTCAAATTGATGGGGAGCCTGATATTATTTCTCCTGAAAATTGGGATCAATTTAATGTCTCTATTTTGTCTGATGTTTACCCGCCGTTTTAGCCCAAGTTGCAGATAAGGGAATTAGCTCTTTTCAGTTGGTTTACGGGAGTTTCTGTCAAGTTGCTAGTGTTACTCAGTTGGATAAAAACCGATGGCATCAATTCGCTGTTCAGGCAAATCTTAGAGTAGAATTTACCGATCTTTTGATCGCCTGACCAGCAATCGCTTTACCGCTTGACGTTTTAGTTTAGATTCAAGCTAAAATGGAAAGGTAAACCTGTAGCTGACAACTTGGGTTAATCTGTTTGTACTATTAAGGACTAGGGGATTTTTTCCCTTAGTCTCTTTAAGTTTTAGCTTGGTAGGCGATGTTTCTAGTGGGTTCTCGACACCTTCACGCGCTCTAGAGCTTTTGGGAGGATGCTAGTACGAATAACATGGGAATTTAACTTGGAGAGGTTTCCTTTTTCATCGGGAATTTTGCGGTTTTGGAACTTCTGGTGAAGATCACGGACTTTGGGCATGACTCCCTTTTCCTCGACTACTTGATCGATAAATGCGGCCATATCGTCTAGCAACTTTTCCAGTAGCTGTTCCGGGGTGAGCTTTCCTGCGGAATACTGGGAGAGGAGAAGCTGGGCTTGCTCTAAGCGAAGTTCCTCGATTATCCGATCGTTAGATTTTCTCACCCATTCCTTTTCTACCTCGGCTTTTGCCTCTACTTTTGCAATTTCTAGCTTGGTTTTTGCAATTTCTAGCTCGATTTCCAATTCTCGTTCGCTTGACAGACGCGGGGGGTGGGTAGCTTCCGTGATTAAATGTTTAGCTTTCGAGAAAGCCTTGACTAGATTCTGCTTACAGGCGACGACTTGAGGAGTGTTGCGACTAAGGGTCATCAGGAAGGTTGCCTGATCTTCGTTCAGATAGCAGTAACGCTCAGGACGACCGCGTGATGCGCCTTCTAGTATTTTCTGTGTTTCAAACACGATAATTCCAAACTCTTGCAATTCGGTCAAATACTTCTCGACTGTTTTCCGCAAATTTTCATGTTTAATGCCCAACTCATCGGCGATCAAGCGGGAATCGACGACCAATTGATCTTGTAAAGTGATAACCTGAATATTAGCCATTTTAACCTGCCTTGTAGGTTGATTTGGTTAGACCTCCTAGCTGTTACTAGGGGGCATTTTTATTATACTTCTGAAAGTTTCTGTTATAATAATAAACGCAGGCGAGTGAAACGGCTCACGCAAGGCTCATAACCTTGAAACAGCGGGTTCGACTCCCGTGCCTGTCTCTTTACCGTCCCCGTCCCCTCGATAATCTGGCCCTAAATTCGTTCACCGGGCCGGGCGATGCAATCGGCATCACTCCATCATCATCATGTCTCAGAAACTCATTTTCAAGGGAATAGAACGCGCCAGACAAGGAATCAACTATGTCATTTACCGGTGGTGTTTTTTTGTTGCCATCAAAGTTTTGGCAAGCATTAAGAAATCGAGTATTCCAAGTGGCATCACGAAGGATAAAAATCTGTCCTCTACTAGCCGCCGTAGCCGCAGGTAACGCCCGTGTCAGTTTATCTCCCTGTGGGGCGATCGCTGCCACATCATGATTCGGATGATATTCTCGGATGACATTGGTGATCGTATTTTCTACAAATTTACCGCTCGATCCGCCCTCTTGTTCCCACCGAACCGCCACGGTTTTCCCATCTATCCCGGCAGTGTTTTTCAACATTAATTCAACTTCCCCGACTTTTTTCTGCTCACAGAGATTATCGGCGACAACGTAAACAAATTCTCTTACTTCTTTTCCGTCCGATAGTACGGTTTTAATACGCTCGTATTTATAGACAAGTGTTCCAGAAGTGTAGCAGTGATAATTCTCGGCATTTTCCTTTGCTGTAGCGGCCAAGTCCCAGAATCGCACTTTTCCGATCAGTTTCCAGTCATCGGGAATGCTATCCAGTATCTCGAACCATGTGCGATCAAAAACAGTTCCAGCTTCATATTTAACCTTCCAGTTTCCCTTGAGTAGCCTTTCTCGCTCGATCGGATGGAGAGCGTACAGGTTAGCAAGGTAAGTAGGATTGACCTTAATTAAGGCTCGATTATCAAAAATTGTAGCGGGGATGAAAGTGAAGCTTTTTACTAAATCTTCTGGTTTAATTTTTACATCATCGTCCGCTAAAAACTCCTCTCGAATATCGGGCGGGATCATCTCGAAAAGCTTGTTTTTAAGGTCAAACTTTTCGATTAGTTCATCTCTTGTATCAGCCCAATGTACGGTATTTCCTTCTCGTACAAAATACCGCACGACTCCCGCTCTTTCCTCGATAGCGTATCCCGTCCGCGGGTCGATCCACCACGAGATAAAATCGGCTACCCAACTATCAGCATCGGGGTTACAGGTAGCCCTGACTGCCGGCTTAATTCCCGATACCGATCTATTACGGGAAAGGAGATAGAAAAATTGATCTTCCGTAAAGTGAGTTAGCTCATCAAAGCCGATTCGGGCAATCTGCGCCCCTTGGTAGCTGTAAACGGTTTTTTCGTGCTGTAAATGCCGAAATGATATTCGCGAACCGCTTGCAAACCTCCATTCAAGGTTCGGTTTTTCTGCGAAACTTCCCTTGATCGGTTGATAGATTTTCCTGCTTTCATCAACCAATCCGCCCGCTTGCGTAAATTCGGGATAAGTACGCCGAAAAATTACCGCTCGGTAGTCGGGATTATCGATAAATTCTTGTCGGGCAAAATCGACTAAAAGGGCGTGAGATTTCCCGGAGCCGGCCGCACCGCCGAAAATTATTACATCTGCGTCAACTGCCCCGAAAAGAGCCTGTTTTCCTTCCTGCAAACGAGGAAATGTGACGATATTATTTGCCGCATTCGTTTCTTGAATGCGGCGATAGGTTTCCGTGTTGGATTTAATCTTTGATCGGTTTTTAATCGATAGTCCGTTACGGAATTTCATTGCTTATAACCAATAGGTTTTTTCTTCTTTTTCCCCGCAGAAATCGACCTTATAGTTAATTGCATCTTCAAGGGTATTGAACGTGCGTAGTTCTTCCCATTGAATATCTTTCCACCATTCCCAGATCGTAAAAACACTATCTTGCCCGCAGATAAAATCACCGACGCATATAATTACAATAACTGGAAACATAAGAGAATACCCGATTACCTTAAATATATTTCTTCTTTGGTAAAGAGTAAAAATCGTAGTGTTTTTAGCGCAGCTGGCACTTTCGATAACTTTAAATTGTTTATTGCATTTAAACATAGGGGTATTTCCACTGTCTTTCTAGGGTTTTAAAATTCACCAAAGGAACACAAAAGTCACCATATTTAATCCCATCGGGCTTAATCGCTTTTCTGGCACGATTGTAAAGTATTTCACGGAATCTTAACGTGAACATTATTTCTTGAATAGGAATCGATAGCCAATCAAAATTGTTGTCAACATAGGAATCGAAGCCTTGCTCTAGTTGAGGGTTTTGATAACCATAATCAGTCTCTATTCTTGCTAATTCTAACGCAAGAAAAGTATCATAAACTGTTTTATCTATTAATGTAGTCATTCTTCATCCTCATCGTGTTTCATCATTTTAGTAGGAATTAGCACGTCATCAATCTCTGCGCTATCACGAATAATTACTGCTAGGTCATCAGCACCAGACCCGATCGCTCCCTGCCCGATTATTTTGCCATCGGGGTCGATAACCGCTAATCCATGTTTTTGAACGATATTTAGTGCATATTCGAGAGTGTCTAATCCCATAACTTTTTCAAGCACATCTGTTAGGGCTTTGCTCATAGTCAGCGCGTCCCGGTGTGACCAGTTCCCGTTAGGTTCAATTGTTACCTGTAATGGAGTTCCATCTTCATTGATCGATGTAATCTGCTTTCTACTAATCGGGTAATTTGTCATCGCCTCGATCTTGTCAAGCGATTTTATTGCGATTTTTAGTGTTCTCTCGCGAATTTCGGTCAAAACATGGTCAATATGCCCTTCTTGTTCTTGGACTTTTTTTAGCCAGTAAGCTCTCGCTCGTTCTTCCCATCGGTAATTCTTGCAAGCAATTTCCCAGTTATCTGGCGTATCGATATTTCGCTTGATTTGCGTTTTTGGAATTTCTTGTCCTGCCGCAATTGAACAATTTTGATAGGCGCGGTTAAGCGTTCGGTAGCCACTTGGTAAAGATAAATACCAAAGCGAGAATCTTTCGTACCACTCTGGCATTTCGTAAGGCTGTTTTTCCCAGACTGGAAAAGTTACAAATTCGATAGGTTCTTTCGGGATTAAGTTTTTTGGTCGCTTTCCTGTTTCTTTTACTATTGGCATTTAGATAAGGTAAAGTTTGTAATCATACTAGACAACTCAATTATGCCAGATAAGTTAGCGATCGAATATCGCCGCCTCTCCGATCTTGTTCCGCTAAAAAGCAATTCCAAAAAGCACGCGACCGAAAACACGATCGCTCTGATTCTTGAATTTGGATTTAAAGACCCGATAGGCATAGACCCGTCTCTTAATAAGGGGAAAGGAGGGATTACAGAGGGTCATGATCGCCGTGCGGCTTTACTAGAAATCAAAAAACGGAATATTAAGCCGCCGCGGGGAATTTTGACCGATAAAGACGGAGAATGGTTAGTGCCTGTTTTGATAGGAGTAGAGGCGGAAAGTGAGGGAAAAGCTGTAAAATACTCCATTTTGCACAATCATTCTACGATTCACGGGGCAGGACTCGATCCTATCGATGAGCTAAAATTATTCGATCACGATCTGCTACTCGAACAAGCAGAATATCTCGATAGCGAGGGGGAAAATTTAGAAGCGATGGGCGATTTAAATTCAATTCTCGCCACCTTGAACGCGGGAGATAGCGAGGAAGGTGAACCGCCAGACTTCGATCCGAGCGATGAGGAACAACCCCGGCTAGACCAGAAAAAACCGATCGAGTGTCCGAAGTGCGGGCATACATGGGTGAACGAATGATGACCGATTTAAAGGTGGCATTTTGTAGCCACGATGCGGCAAAATACGCTTGCGAAAACTATCACTATTCCCGGTGTATTCCTAAGAGTAAATTGGTCAAAATTGGAGTCTGGGAAGACGATAAATTTATCGGTGCGGTCATTTTTGGGGTAGGGGCAACCAACAACCTTGGAAAACCCTACGGGCTAAAATCTACCGAGTGCTGCGAATTGGTGCGTGTAGCACTCAGACAGCACGAATCGCCAGTAACTATGATCGTGGCGAGGGCGATCAGTTTATTAAAGTCGCAATCTCCCGGATTGAGGCTGATCGTCTCTTTTGCCGATCCAGAGCAAGGGCATCTAGGGATTATCTACCAGGCAGGGAATTGGATTTACTGCGGTCGTTCTCAAGCGAGCGACGAATATCTGTATAAAGGAAAGCGCTGGCAAGGTCGATCATTCCGGAATAAGTACAAGGGGATGGAAAAACATCCCGACGTGACAATTATCAAGGGATCATCGAAATATCGCTATCTATATCCTCTTGATCGCAAAATGCGAAAAGCGATCGCCCCGCTATCCCTTCCCTATCCCAAACTTGAAACTTTAAGCCAAGAGAAGCTTATGGGTTAAAACTTTTATATTAAATTTACTTGGCTTATCCTTGACTGATCGCTGTAATCCAGTGAGGTCAAGGATTTTGAGCATTAGGGGAGTGTCATTGTTTTACTTGACAATTCAAGAAATAGCCAATATTCTTAAGTCATGAGGGAAAACAAAACGCCCCAAACAAACACGAAACATCACGAACAAAAGGAAAAAACATCATGTTATCTATCGAAACCATCAAAACCTGCGAAGTTTACTCCGAATTACAAGCTATCGGCAAGGAACTAAACGTCGCTCACAATGCAGGATTAAAATTAGTAGGGATTTCTAAAGACAAATTGCGTGATTCTATTGTTACTTGGATTGAGGAAAACTTGACCGATGCAACTTTAGTCGATGCCTGTGATTATTTCCCGACTCCGAATATCGAGCCGATTAGCATTGAAAATGTAGAAATCAAAGCACGGGTTAAATTTCCAAAGATCAATAAAAACGCAACAATCGAGGAATACTTAGAACAGGTTCCCGATAATTGTTACGAGACTGATGTGATTATCGCCGAAAAAATCACATTATCCGATGAAGACTTCGCTGAGTTTAAACACTCCCTTTTATCTGATTATGAATGGTTAGCTGGCAAGGGCGGGGAGCAGAACTGCTTATTCGTAACATCTCTAAACGGCGATCCACTTGTGGTCGATCCACAAGGTCATAACTATCCTCGCTATGTAGGTTTTTTAGATGTAACTGAGATTGAGGAAACTGAAACTGAAACTGAGATTGAAGAAACCGTAGAAATTAAAGTAGAGGAAACTGAGACTATCGATGAAGCCGAGACTATCGAAGCCGAAACTGAAACCGAGATTATCGATAAAATTGAAACGACCCCTGAAGAAACCGTAGAAACTGAAGTTGAGGAAACTGAGTCGGAAGAAATTGAAGTAACTGAAATTGAGGAAAAAGAAGATAATACAAAATTTCACATTCATGTTACTCCTGACAAAAAGTATATGATTACTATCGACCACGCTGAAGGACTAATACTATTAGCCGATGTAAGTTTCAATGGAATTACGAAAATCCCTATGGAAGTATGGGAATCGCTAAAAGTAAAAACTCATATAATGCTGTACAGTGAATGGCTGGAACTAAACACTCCCGTCTACATCCCAACCATCTCCGAATGGTTATCCTCGAAAGGGCTTAATCCCTTGTGGCAAGACACAGGGCTAATCAATATAGACTGCCGCCTATTTACCGACAACGATAAATATTACGCGGTGAATAAAGATGGGGCTATCATGTCCACGATGGACAGCCAGTTTTTCAATCCTAAATGGTTCAAGAGCCAAGAATGGGAAGCTTGGTTAGGTATTGAGAAAAAAGCCCGCAAGTCTGGCGGGGAACGGAAACCACGGGTATTCAATGGGAAAAAAGCCGTCCCCGCCGAAGGCACAAAGCTTCGGATCGAGTATGACTTGTTACTCGATGGGGCGACTAAGGAAGAAGTGGCGACCGCCTTGAATTGGAGGTCGTACAGCCCTTCCCGTTCTTCGCTAGTGACTAAGTACGGATGGGCTATCAAAAACATC